GATAAATATCCAACAGGTCCATGGTGTAAAGAGAAGCAGTGGGTGATCTTTGCAAGGTATGCAGGATCACGTATGGAAATTGATGGTGGTGAGATACGATTACTAAACGATGACGAAGTCTTAGGAACAATAGATGATCCTAATGACATTCTTCACGCATTTTAACATAGAGGAGGATAATCTATGCAAGACGAAGAAAAGATAATAGATGTCGGCGAAGCTGACTACGAAGAGACAGAGGTAGATCTGGAGGCTCAACCAGAGCCCAAGGAGGAGCCAAAAGAAGAAGTAGAAGTTCAACAAGTAGAAGAAGAAGAGAAAGTTGAAGAACCTGTTGAGACTAAAAAAGAAGAGCTGAATGATTACAGCGAAAGCGTAAACAAAAGAATAGCTAAACTTACGAGACGTATGCGTGAAGCAGAACGTCAAAAAGAAGAGGCTATTGAGTATGCTAAAAAAGTTAATACTGAAGCTCAACAATTAAAGAACAGGTTTGAAAACTTAGACTCTAATTATACAGCTGAATTTGAAAAAAGAGTTACAACAAATCTAGAAGCAGCAAAAGCGAAATTGCAAAATGCTATAAATGCTGGAGATGTTGAAGCACAAACACAAGCTAATTTAGAGTTGGCTGAACTTGCAAATGATCACGCAAGATTAAATAGGTTGAAGCAAGCTTACGAAAACAAAGCTAAAACTGTGGAAACACCTGCAGAACCAGCACAGCCTACACAGCCGGCACAACCAGCTGCACCACCACCTGACCCTAGAGCAGACGCCTGGGCGCAGAAAAATCCGTGGTTTGGTGTAGATAATGCAATGACTTACACTGCATTTGATATACATAAAAAGCTAGTTGAAGAGGGATTTGACCCATCTGCAAGCCCAGATGAGTATTATTCTGAGGTGGATAAGCGAATTAGACTTGAATTCCCACACAAATTTGCTAATAATGAGGTATCTACAGCTGAACCAGTTCAGACTGTTGCAAGTGCAAAACGTCCGGCCACAAAGGGACGCAGAAAAACTGTGAAGCTCACACCATCACAGGTAGCAATTTCTAAACGATTAGGTGTGCCACTCGAAGAGTATGCGAAACAATTAGCCGCGAAGGAGGTATAAGCATATGGAACAAGATAAAAAGATAAAAACTTCCCGCGCGAGTCAAACTCGGGTTAAACAAGAAAAACCTAAAGTATGGACTCCTCCATCATCACTTGATGCACCGCCTGCGCCAGACGGTTATAGACACAGATGGATACGCGCTGAAAGTATGGGTCAAGACGACTCAAAAAACATGTCAGGCAAAATCAGATCTGGATGGGAGCTTGTAAGAGCTGACGAATATCCAGACCATGATTATCCAAGTCTTAACGAAGGTCGTTACGCAGGAGTCATAGGGGTTGGTGGCCTATTGCTGGCTAGGATACCAGAAGAAGTCGCGAAGTCTCGTGAAGAGTACTTCTCTCAAAAGACAGCTGACGGAAATGAAGCTATCTCAACCGACTTACTGAAGGAACAGCACCCAAGTATGCCGATTAATGAAGATCGACAGACTCGTGTAACTTTTGGTGGCTCGAAAAACTAATTATTTAGTAATTCCTACCACCGCTAACAATAAAACCTTTAAGGAGGAAAACATATGGCTAATGTAGACAGCCCTTTTGGTCTAAGACCTATTGGTAATGTTGTTGGTGGATCTGACTTTCAAACTACGGAATATGAGATTAAGGACAACCAGTCTAACTCAATTTTCCAAGGTGATATCGTTGAGATCGATACAAGTAATGCTGGATTCGTAGACATCCAAGCTGCTGTAACGAACGAAGATGGTATCGGAGTGTTCAATGGATGCTTAATTGAAAGTGACCCTTCAACAGGAAAACCTAAGTTCTCTAACTTTTATTCTCAAACGAATATTACGCAGGGAAAAATCAAAGCATTTGTATTTGATAACCCGTATCAAAGATTCTTGATACAAGGTGATTCAGCTACAGCTGCTGCTGCGGCAGACATCGGTAAAGTTGCTGACACTGTTGCTACTCATTCAGGTTCAACTACAACTGGTATATCTGGTTTAGAGTTGGATGTGTCTGACTTACAAACAACAGACGGTCAACTAAAAGCAATTGCTTTTACTGGTGACCCGCAAAATAACGAACTAGCAATTCATGCGAACTACGTAGTACAGTTCAATGAACATGCTCATAAAACACAACTATAATAGCAGGAGGATTTAAATTATGGCTATAAGTAGACAACAGCTCGCAAAAGAGCTAGAGCCAGGTCTGAATGCATTATTTGGACTTGAGTACAAAAACTACGAAAACCAGCATACAGAAATTTATGACATCGAGAACTCTGACAGAGCTTTCGAAGAAGAAGTAATGTTATCTGGTTTCGCAAACGCTGCGGTAAAAGCTGAAGGTTCAGCTGTGACTTTTGACACTGCTAACGAAGCGTTCACTTCTCGTTATACACACGAAACAGTTGCTCTTGCTTTCGCAATCACTGAGGAAGCAATCGAGGACAACTTGTATGACAGAATCGCAACTCGTTACACAAAAGCACTAGCAAGATCTATGGCTCAAACTAAGCAAATCAAAGCAGCCAATGTTCTAAACAATGGCTTCAACAGTTCATTCCCAGGTGGTGACGGCAAAGAATTATTTGCAACAGATCACCCAACGCAATCTGCGGGAACTCTTGCGAATGAATTATCAACATCTGCTGACTTAAGTGAAACATCACTTGAGCAAGCGATGATTGACATTGCTGCATTTAAAGATGAAAGAGGCTTCAAAATCGCGGCTCGAGGATTGAAACTAATCATTCCATCTGAGCTACAATTTACAGCTGAAAGAATCTTAAGATCACCAGCAAGAGTTGGCACTGCTGACAATGATTTGAACGCATTATCTTCAAAAGGTATGTTGCCACAAGGTTACGTGGTAAACAACTACCTAACAGATACAGACGCGTTCTTCATTAAAACTGACGTTCCTAACGGAATGAAAATGTTCAACAGAGCAAACTTAAAAACTGCTATGGAAGGCGACTTTGATACTGGAAACGTAAGATACAAAGCTAGGGAAAGATACAGCTTCGGCTTCTCTGACTGGCGTGGTATGTTTGGTTCTCCAGGCGCATAAGCGTTTGATCAAACAGATTAAGAGGGCGGCTTCGGCCGCCCTTTTTATTTGCAATCACCATATTAAAAGCGTATATTCAGGATACTGCGATTATTTAGCTAATATAGACGCGCGCAGTCGACGGCCTAGAGACTATATTAGCGGAAAACTAGGAGGATTATTACCATGGGTAAAACTAACTTTTCAGGTCCAGTAAGATCTATGAGAGGGTTTGTGACTGCAGGTCCAGACTCAGTTGTAGGTATTACGGCAGAAACAACTCTAACTTTTGCTGATCATGCAGGTAAAGTTATAGAGATTAACGACGCTGACGGCGCGGTAACTCTACCAACTATTGCTGCTAACAGTGCATCAGCTGTTGCGGGTGCTGACGATCTAAGTGTAAACAGTCACATTGGTGCTGTTTATAAATTTGTAGTTGGCACAGATTGCACAGATTGTGATATTAAAACAGACGGAACTGACAAATTTGTTGGTCACGCAACTGTTGTTAATGTTTCAGATGGCACTAACAGCACATTTGCACCAGCATCTAGTAACGATGTTATTAGTATGAATGGTGGCACTACAGGCGGAGACAGAGGTAGCACAGTGACAATCACTGCTATCGCTGATAACGAATACTTAGTAGAAGCTGTACTAATTGGTACAGGAACTGAAGCGACACCTTTCGCTGACAGTTAAAATTAACTAATGTGGGCCTTCGGGCCCACACGTTCTTGATTAAGGAGGGAACATGGCAGACACAGTAACGGGACCAACAATCCTACAACAAAACGACAAACGAGTTACAATTAAGATAGTTGTACAATCTGATGGAACAGGTGGCACAACTGTATTTGGTGACGTATCAGCATTAGAAGGTGATGATGACGGCAACTCTGTAGCTCACTTATCACTACAAAGAGTATGGTGGTCATGCGCTAACGGCGATGGCGGCGATGCTTTTGCACGTTTAGATGAAGAAGACTCAGACGGTGATATTCCAATCATAACTTTAATAGACTCAGGCTACTGGGACTTCAGAGAGTTTGGTGGCATACCTGCTGATAAATCATCTAACAGTAACCAAAGTGATGT